GGTGCTCTTAAATCCGTGAAGGAACTTCGCATCGAGTTTTTCTATATGAGTCAAGGCCGTTTGATTCCTTATGATTTCAGGAACCAGAATCACGTCCTGAAATTCGAAATCACCTGTTCCACCGACAAATTGGAAAATTTGACACCCCTGCCGCCGTCACCGGATGAAGAGAAAGATGAGCCGTTGCCCGTTGTAAGCATTCCCGAAGAGAAGGGGAATCTTTACAAGGTCGAATACATTTACATCGGCCTGATCATTTTCACTGGTATCCTGTTGATACTGTCTATGGGTAAGAAGCGAGTCGTTTAGCGGGTGATCGCGTAGACGGGCTGCGCGGGCTTAGAGACGCGACGGTTGACGGTGCTGACCACGAGGTAGACCACCACGGAGAGGAGGGTGGTGAGGAAAGCGGTCATCACGTACTGGCGGCCACCGTTGCGGGGGACCTTCACGACCTGGGTGATGGACCAGCGAACGAAGTCCATCCAGGACATCGCGGCGGCGAAAGAGAAACCCGCGACGATGGAGTTGAGGGTCTGGGAAGAGAGCTCCTGGGAAACGAGGTTGACAGTTTCGATGGCAGCGGACATGGTGTGTTATACTATGTACTAAGAAAAAATTATTCAAACGAGAGTTTCTCCTTTTCTACTATTTTTTTAAACCTTTTCGTCTTAACCTTCCTGGAAAACATATCCTCGTCGTCCGAATCGTCAGTCGAGCTCTCTGCCGATTCGTATTTCTGGAACTGGTCGTCGTTAAACGACCACGGCTCAGGTTCCGAGATGTCCATTACTATTGATGGTATTTTTTAAGATATCCTCTGCCGGACTCTGGGGTACCCACGTGTCCCACATGTCGTACGCCGCGTTGATTTCAATCAGGAAAGGGTCGTCTCCTGAGTAGCGAACGAACTCAGGGCAGTCTTCCACTGGAACCTCCTCTATCTCAGACCCCGAATCGTCAGAGTCGCTCTCGTAAATCTCTGGCATCGTGCTGCCGATCACCTGACCCACCTTGCGCATGGCACAATACTTGGTGGCGTACTCGATATCTTCAGGGAGGAGAACGTCTCGCTCACACCCTTTCGAGTAGTGCCCCGCGATCACCATGCTCTGTTCCAGTACGGGCAGAAATATGTCAATCATCGTGGCGATGTAATTTTCGGTCATGTCGTCCGCTGAGCCGTTGAATCCTGTTTGCATCAACATGTTACTTTCATACGCGATAAAATGTTTACGAAAAAACCCCTAAATATACTAGAATGAATCTCCAGCTGAGGAAATTCAAGCCTGAGGCGATGACGGATGATAGGGTCTGTGTCTTCGTGGGCAAGCGCAACACCGGTAAGTCCACCCTGGTGAAGGACATCATGTTTCACAAGAAACATCTTCCCGCCGGTATCGTGTTATCAGGGACTGAGGAGGGGAACCACTTCTACTCGGAGTTCATACCCGACCTCTTCGTGTACGGTGATTACGACAGGGACGCCATCGAACGGGTCATGGCCAGGCAGAAAAAGCTCGTCGGAGCCGGGAAGAAAAATTGCGGCGCCTTCATGCTTCTCGATGACTGCATGTATGACTCGAAATTTCTAAAAGATACGTGTATACGTCAGTGCTTCATGAACGGTCGTCATTGGAAGATTTTCTTCATGCTGACGATGCAGTACGTGATGGACTTACCGCCGGCACTACGAGCTAACGTGGATTACGTGTTCATCCTGAGGGAGAATATTATTCAAAATAGAGAGAAACTGTATAAATCCTTCTTCGGTATCTTTCCCTCGTTTGATATGTTCTGCAAGGTGATGGACGCGTGCACCGAGAATTATGAGTGTCTCGTGTTAGATAATACGGTAAAGTCTAACAGGATTCAGGATTGTGTGTTCTGGTACAAGGCGACGCTCAGGAAAAACTTCAGAGTGGGGAGTCCTGATCTCTGGAGGCTGCACAAGAAGATGTACAACCCCAAGCACGGTGACACCAAGGAGGATGACGCCAAGAAAGCGACCAAAAAGACAAACCTCAAGATAACCAAGACCAAGTGATAATGCGTCTCATTGAAACTTCTAAAAACTAGGTGTACAGTATATGGCGGACAACGTGATGACCATGAACCTCGCGGACAACGGGGACGGGATGGTACCTCTGATGAACAACAATCAAGCGACGACGTTCAGGCAGAATGAATCATCGGCGTATATTCAACATGAAAAAAATATCAATGAACATAAAGAGACGACGATGGACTCTACCCCTATTAACGATATCATGATGGAGCCCCCGATGGTGCAGCACGAACCCAAGATGCAGGGCGCCATGCCGCACATGACCGCCCCGGATCCCCAGGGTGCGTACCAGATGCAGGCCGAGAAGCCCGCGAGCAAGAACCCCTTCAACCTCACGGACGACCAACTCACCGCACTCGTCGCCGGTTTCTGCGCGGCCGCGTCTGTGTCTAAGCCCATCCAGGATCGCCTCGCGACCTCTATCCCCAAGTTCCTTAACGAACAGGGGGGTAGAAGTTTGGTCGGCCTCGCCTCCACCGGTGCGGTGGCGGCGGTGATCTTCTTCCTCGTGAAGGATTACGTCGTCAAGCATTAATCCCAGCCCATGTTGCTGTAAATGGAGCTATCTCCGAACCTCCAGGAAACGAGCGCACCCACGGCGAACGTCCCCGACAATAAGGCACTGAGTTTAAGTTTCTTATCGTTGGACGCCTTACCGCTGTCTTTCATAGCCTCCCTCGTGTCCGGAGAAGCGAGGTTGATGAGGTACACCAAGATCAAACTGATGAGTGTCGCGTTGAAGAAAAACTGCCTGTTTACCGCGAGCTGAGGCGCCATACCCACTGCGTAGCGCAGGGCGTTCGGCGCGACGATCGTCATCCAGAGAAGGTTGAACATGTAACTTTTCGTGTACTGGGGCACAAGTAACATCGCGTACAGGATGATCCAGGAAATGACCGCATATCCCAGGACGGAGAGCGAAGACTTCATTTTACTGTAAACTGAGATATTATTTATCCTGGACGTGCTGACCGCAGAACTCCGTCTTCTCCATCACCCGCTCGTAGATTCCCAGGTTGACGCACATGTCCCTGAGCTCCTCGTAGTTTTTCCAGAACGCCGGCGAGTGCGAGTACTCCTCGACCGTGCAGTGCGCGAGCTCGTGGATCAGGACATGGAAAATCACGTTGGGTTCGCCGTCCAGGCACAGTGCGATCTCCCCGCCCTTGTTGGTGTTGGTCCCGACGGACTCGCTCATCCAGCGCTTACCGGTGAGGGGGATGTGGCGCGTGAGCATCTGGAACTTTTCGTTACCCGTCTCCTTCAGGTGTTCCCTGAGAGTTTTGTACTTTTCGTTGACGATCCGCAGGTTCTCCGGCTGCCTCGTGGTGACGAAGAGCACGATCGCGAGAACGATGAGGACGGCTGCGATCATCATCTCTTAGAGTACACGAAGATAAATTTACTGTAGAGTTCCGATATGGGATTTCCCTCCAAGCCCTCCCAACTCAAGAGCGTGAACCCCGCGTCCTCGAGGTGGGTCACCAACAGGTCTTTGTACGCGACCGGCTCGGATCTCGGCCCGTCCGCGTAGAAAGGTGTGTCGACCAGGTGGACGAATAACTTTTCACCGAACCCCCCGTTCCCGTGTTCCTTGAGTTTGAAAAAATTACCGCGGTCGTCCACCAACGGCGTTTTGAACACGATCTTCTCCGAATCGGGGATGATACCTACCAGATGCCCACCCGGCTTGACGCGTTTTCGAATCTCACGTATCGACGCGTGGAAGAGTTCCTTCGTGGCGAATATGTAGTGCAACGAAAAGTTGTAACACACGATGTCGTGTTTTCTGTTGGGACAGGCGCGAACGTCCCCCTCGTAGAAGTTTACCCGTATTCGCATGTTCTTGGCGCGAGAACGTGCCTCCACGAGCGCACTTGGTTCGGGGTCGCACATGCTGATATTCGCGCCGCACCTGTGCCATTTCTGAAGGTCGCCGCCGAAACCGCATCCCACGTCCAGTACGCTGTTTCCCTCCCTCGTGACCGCCTCGATCAACGATCGCTTGGCCTCGTTGTGGGTCTTGCGTAGCTCTTCCATGCTTTTCTTTGACGCGTAAACTTTAACTTAAAGTTTTGGGACTCGATATGTATAGAAATGTCCCTCACTCAGGATTACACCACCGTTCCCGGCCAGCTGTATGCGTGCCTCTCCGTCGTAGGCCCCGAGGCTCCGCAGAAGAACGAAAAGTTCGGCATCAAGATCCGCGGTGCCTTCTCCAACAGAGACGAAGCCGCCAACCACGCGAAGCGACTCCAGAAGGAGGATCCCACTTTTGACATCTACGTCGTCGACATGTACAAGTGGCTCCTGATCCCCCCTGACCCAGCCGCCATCGAGGATACCAACTACACGAACGAAAAGCTCCAGGAGATCATGACCGGCTACCGCGAGAACCAGGCACAGGCGGCTCGAATGTTCCAGGAGAGAAAGGACGGGATGATCTCGGGAACCAACCACTTCACACCCGGGGATGATAACTCCAGGTTCTACACCAAGCCCGACGAGGCTCCGATCAGCCACCCCGCGGAAGTCTTGGAGCGTCTTCAGAAGGAAAAGCCCGACGCTCCCATGGAGGAGCTGGTCAAGGAAGCTGACGAGATCGTGGCCCAAGAGGTGGAAGAGCGCAAGAAAGAGCGCGAGAAAGAATCGACCGAGGCGAAACTCGGGGAAATCACCGAAGAAGGCGGTGAACCTGAAGTATCCTCCTCAGCTTAAATAAATATGTAATACTATTAAAAGATGTTCGCTATTATCTTAACTGTACTCGCAGTCGGGGCATTCTTCATTTTGTTTTTTAAATCGCCGATGCGTTTAAAAAACAAAGTTATCGAGAAAGAGGAGGCGGTCGCACCACCCGCGGCGGTCGGATTCATCGAAGATACCGGCCTGGAAACATACGGGGCGGTTTTCAAAAAGGGGGACATGGGAACCTTCATCGCGCACGACACGGTTCCACGTGGAAGCTGGATGAGCGGGTCGCCGTACCTCGAGGAGACCGTCGAAGCTTAGGCGTACCGGAGAATGACCGGTTGCATAGTTTTCCCCATGAAAAAGCCGAGTAAAAATACAGCGAACGCTATGATCCACGTGGATTTATCGACGTTCTTGAACAGGTCGACTGATTCTTTCTCCTGTTGAGGGACATACATTTCCGGGTGTGGCGGCGCCTGCATGTAATATTGCTGCTGCGGCTCTTGAACTGAATTTTCGTTTTCTTCCTGATTGTTTAGGGGGTCGATGTCAGGGTTGTACTCGATGGGGTTGCCCATGTCAGATTCCATCATATTACTACTAACACCGCTCTATTTTTTTAAGCTTATTCTGACTCACTCTCATCCTCGTCGTCGACGATGAAATCCTTGAGGTTACCGTTCTCGTCTGCGTCGTCATCATCGTCGCACTCCCCATCGTCGTCACTCTCGTCCGAGTAGCATTCGTCTTCGGTGTCTATGTCGGAACCGATATCGGTGTCGTGGTCCTCGCTGCAGTAATCGTCGTCCAGGGCATTCTCTGCTGGAATGAATACGACCGGTTTTTTAACGGCTCGTCCGGATCTTGTCGTTAACGTTGTCATCTATACTGTACACCCCATTATTGTTTAAGTAGATTAACGATGTTAGGGGACAGCCTGTGCGTCCTGGGCTTCGACTTTTTGCACACGGGGCACGCCTGGACGATTTGACCCTTCTTCACCGTGTACGTCATCAGCTTATCGTGCCTCTCCCCGACCGTTTCACAAAACCTCGAAGTCGTCGTCACCGAGAGCGCCCCACCTTTTTGCCGTTTTATGTCCACGACCTTCGTACCCTCGTCCACCTTCATCCATCTGTTCATGAAATGTTCGATCTGGGATTTGACGTTGGGCATCGGTTTATCCATGTACTTCCTGATTTCCTTACATTTGGAAATCTCAGCCTTGTTCGGGTACAGCGCTTTCGCGATATCCTCGGAAAGTTCGTGTCTCCGCCCGACGAAATCTTTACAGAATCCGTCCACGCGGCCGTCGAGAGTCGGGCACGTGCAGAAACACTTCTGCAGAATGTGTCTACCGCTGACCAAAAACCAGACGTGATTCGAACCGTGTTTCCTCTGAATATTCTCGCACCACTTTGAAGTGCTGGAGAGGAGAAACGTGTCCTTGCTCTTGTACATCTTAGTCAGGAACGCATCTCCCTGACTGGGCATGTTTTTCTGTATGAACGTCTCCAACCGATTCTGCAGGACGCTGTCGTGGATCTCGTCTTTGGTCTGTTCAGTCGAAAACGAACCTTCCTTTCGCTGTTTCGGTTTCGGTAGGGCCTCCGCCGTCACGGGTTTTTCGGTTCTGACCGCCGTGGCTTTGAGGATCGCCGTGTCCGGTTCAGACGGGATCCTCGAGAGTGACGAAAGCGGCCACGTGTACTTGAACAGCGGGAGGTACATACCCTCGACCACCCCTTTCGCGAGTTTGTGCGACCAGGGCATACGAAACCCGCTCCCCTTGGTCCGGCGCGCGGGGTCGCCGTAGACGCTCGAGTCCACGATCGCGTCCCACTCAGTTCCTCGGTCGTAACCGAAGAGATCGGAGATGATGTATTGTCGCAGGTACACCGCGGCGGTCTGTTCGACAACGAAACCCGGCCAATTGAGGTGCACACCCGTCTTGATTTTTTCACCAGCCTTCTTGGGTTGCGCGACGGACACGATACACTCTTTTCCCCCGAACTTTTTCACGCATCTACATATCACGGTGGATATCTGACTGATCTCGTCTATGCCGAGACCGTCGTCGGCTTTGTAATCGAGGTCTACGAAAAAGTTATACGTCGGGGTTTTCTGTTCCACGACGAATACTTTCTCGTCAGCTTGCACAGCCTCGATGTATTTGTCGTAAAATTCGTCCAATCTATCATACGGCACGGACAGGCATCCGCCGTCCAGGAGCACGTGTGATGGGTTGGGGACTTTTCTCAAGAAGCCGTTCTGGGAACACCAACTTTTGAACATACTTACTTTACATACATATTAATCCTCGTCTCTAAACCAGTTCGACGAACAGGAGACGTCCTGATAAATCTTCGTTTCGCTCAGTTCCTTCTTAAAGGTGAGGAGTTCGTAGACGGTCATCTTCTCATTTTCCCTGACCCAATCCTCGATCTCGGAGTCGCACAGACCCCGGTTCTTCTCGAGAAGTTCAGAGATTTGTCTCAGTATGAAAGCTTTCGATTTCATTATTTTATACTGAAGGTTTTTCTATCGGGGGTTTGCATGCACCTGTAAAACTCTGGATTTTTAATGACATTATCTATGATCAACTTCCATCGCTTACGCGAATTAAACTCGGGGAGTGTGTCGTAGCTCATGTGATCGTTCTCGTCGAAGGTCTTGCGAATGGGTTGGTTGTGTAGTTTTTTCAGTTGCATCTTGGCCTTCTCCTCGTAGAATCGCTTGACCTGTCCGTGCTGCTCCACCCTGTCGTAATCCACGAAGAACACGAAACAGTTATACTCGAGGTCCACCGTGGGACTTTCCTTGACTGTAAACTTGAAATCCATGTACTCACCGTTTTTCAAGTTGAGAACCCCGCGGGTCTCCTCCTCGAGTTCTCGAAGCGCACACCGGATCGGGTTGGTGATTTCCCTTCGGCGACATCCGCCCGTGACAAAAATCCAATCTTTGAACCGCCAATCGCGCACGGTCAAGAACCGCGGTTGATCACCGTTGAAACTAACTGGTATCGCTATGGCCTTGTGCTTTTTCATCGCGCATGCGCGTTTCTACAATAGGCTGACATTCTTATTCCTCGGATTTTTCTTCCACCTCCTCGGCGACGAGCGCGGGTTCTTCTTTCGCACCGCCGCCACCGCTGGACTGGGAAAGATGGCGCGCGACGTGCGCTGAGAAAACCTTGAGCTCGTCGACCTCCTGCTTCGCCTTGTTCAGCTCCCTGAAGAGGAAGACGAGGCCGGCGATGCAGGCGATTGCGGCGATGGTGGTGAGAATTTCACGGTCGATCGGGATCATTTACTGTACCTACGATTTTTTCTTTTAAGTAGTGATCACGCCCATGGAAACCCTGTCGTCTTTCGGACACTGGTACGGGGTGGTTGCGAATTGCACGGCTTGGTAATGCGTGGCCTGGCACGATTTCTCGGTCGGCGGCGTGGGCTGACCCACGAACTTCTCGAGAGTCTGTGACCTTGGGTTATACGTCAATACAAAGACGACTGCTAGGAGGAAGATTGTTTTCCACATACTTACTATTTAGTTAGAATATAAAAGGCCAGCCATGCCGTTCTCCACCCTGAGTACGTTGTAGTTGACGGCGTAGATGTCCTCTTCGAACTTACCGACACCAGCACCGGCGTGGCCTGCGGACTGGATCCGAGCCGAGTCGAGTCGGCTGAAATTTAGACTACCGGTGGGCTGGAGCTTCGCAGCGTCGAGGCAGAAAGGCACGAAGAAAAGATTCGTACCCTTGACACTGGAGTTTGACGTGTGGTAGTAGAGGGGCACGGACGTGAAGTTGGGATCGGCGAATTTGTAATCGCCGATATCAGTACCGTTGATCTGGAGCTTGAGCTTGTTCGCCTCGTGGAGGATGGACATGGCGCTGCCCTTAGCGGCGGCGAGGTACTTGATCGGGTGATTGTAGTTGAGTTCCTGGATCAGGCTCTTGGACGCGATGCTCTTCTGGACCTGGGTGATGAGCATGTTATGGGACCCGGAGCTGAACGCGGCGCGCTCGTCGGTGTCGAGGTACGCGAAGTTTGCGTAGACGTTCCAGCCCCAGCTCGAGGCGCTGCCACCCCAGGTGATGCGAATTTCGACGTCGTGGTACTGGAGGGCCACCAACGGGAGCGCGCTCTGCCAGTTCTCGCAGAAGCTGAACCGAAGCGGGTAGAACTTGGCAGTACCCGCACCGTCGTAGAGACCACCGGCCACGGACTTGGAGAAGTTAGTGGCGGAAAGGGTGGGCGCGATGAGCGTGGAGTACGTGGAGTCCTGGGTGTCAACCACTTGACCGCCGATCAAGAGCTCGACCTTAGAGATTAGGGTGGTCCAATCAGAGACGGGTGCCGTGTCGGCGTCGACGACGACGTAGGGTGCGAAGTACACGTAGTTGAGAAGGTCACCCTTGCGCTCGAAGCGCACGGTGGACATGCCGTTGTTGTTGACGTTGCCCTGGATGACCTGACGCTCGCAGGTCTGACTGAAATTTGTGTGTCGTTTGTACGTTGAGCGAAAGAAACTAACTTCGGGGGCGCCGACGAGGTGCGCATCCTGAGCGCCTACGGCGACGAGTTGGGCGATTCCGCCGGACATTTTATACTGTATACTGACATAATTTTTAAGCCTGTTCGAGTTGCTCGATTCTTTTCGTGAGACTGAAAACCACGTTCTGGAGGAGGGTGACCTGCGACGCGATACCCGCGAGGTGGTCGAGGTCGACGCTCACGGTGGACCCCCCGCTCGGGTTGACCGTAGGTTTTTCGGGCCACACGGGGTTCTCCGGGTCTTCGGTGAGCGAAGGGAGGTCGCGGAGCGCCTGGCGGTACCGCGTCCACTCGTCTCTCATCTGATTTGGGATATGGTAATCCGTGGAGAAAATCCAATCCACCTCGGCGAGGCGCTGGTTACGTTCTTGGCGGAAATCTTTCCATTTATGTTCTTCGATGAGTTGTTGTAATTTTGTTTCGAATTCCTCTTTTGGGGGTTTTTCATATCCATCTGGAAGACGTATAGATTCCCATGTTGTTCCCCAATTACACTTATCGGGTAAGTTATCAATATTCAACATTTTGAGTAGTAATTCGTAGACAAGATGTGTTGTTGCAAATTCGTCCATTTATATATGCTATCAAATAAATTACATTCCGATGTGTATTATATCTAACCTGTGTGCATTCCCACTAATGCGAATATTGTTGGTACCACCGCCGTCAGATCCTATAAGAACACGAACATTATCATCTACATCTAATTGAACAAGTGCTCCAAGAGTTACACGGGGATAACTACCAAAATCACTGTTAAACGAGTGTCTGACACCATTTTTTTGAATTTCTGCCGTCACATAACTATTAGTAACTACTAATACAAATTCTGATGCATACACCCAATAATATCCTGGAACTTTGGCATAGTACCTGTTGTTAGTGGAATCCCAACCACCTGCTGTATCTAATATTATGTCACCAAATACCGCAGGAGGTGCATTAGAGCCCGTGACGGTAACGTTCATCGCTGCGTTTGCTTTAACACTTAACATCGCTGGACAAACCCCCCTAATAACCCCCCTCACATCCAACTGTGCTTCAGGGACTTTCCCGATCCCGACGGCCGTGTCGCTGATGACCATGGACCGCCCGGTTCGGCCCAACCGGTACAACTTTTGGACCTCCGAGGGTTCTAGGGCCGTTTGCCAGTATAACTTAAAGTTGGAGATAAGACCATTAACGATACCTTCACCGTTCGCGTTAGTTCTTCCAATTCTCAGTGTCATATTTGCTACACCCGACCATGATGTAGTCGCCAAAGTTTTGATTAACACACCATCTAAATACATCTTGCGATTCGCACCGTCATATGTTAACACAATGTGATGCCATTGAAAGTAAAGATTCGTGAGTGTATCACTATACATATGTACACCACCGTTTGAAAATGAGAGTTGATCTTGACCTGCTCGAATGTATAAACTAATATCAGAAGTCCCTGACCGCGGGTTTTCACCGCATTCAAATATACATCTCCAATTTGAGGTCTGTCCCGACGTGATTTTAAACCATAAGGATACACTGTGATATTGATTACCCGTTTCACTATTATTTAATTCTGCTTGAATGTAGTGTCCCGCTGCACTGAATTTAAACGCCTTATCTGGTGCAGAATAGGAGGCATTATTTTTGAACGTCCCATGATTCCCCTTCCCCGAGATATCTGTGGGTGAGGAGTTCACGGTGGTATCGAAATCCACCAGCAACTTCTCGGGTCTCGGGGTTTCCGTATCCACGTCATACCGCGAAACGCGGGGAACATCGAGGGACCTTCCTAGAGTCAGCGAACCCTTATCGAGGGTCGTGGGGCCGGGGGTGCCGAAGAATTTGAGTTCACTTA